ATCACATAGAGTACACATTAGACATAACACATACACATTCCATAACACCTGTACTTGTCATAACATACTTGATACCTTGCAACAATACATAAGATCATAATTCCCATAACTCAGGCTATATATGGAAAGGCATTATGGAAGGGGGTATATGGAAAATTAGGGGGGTCCTCTTAGTATATAACTAAGCACCTACAAAAATTTTAGTGTAGTTCTTTATATAATTTTTTTAAAAACGCCCTATCTACTTGTTTCTATTAACTTTTCCCCTATTGGTTTTTAATAAGGGTGTCCCATAATTTTTTAGTGTAGTTTTATTTATCAATTATCTATGAAACCTATTGTTTTGACAGCTTTTCTTTACATTTTAGTGGGAGTTTGGTGTAGTTTTCTCTCCTATGTTAAACTTATGTAGAAATTAATTAGAAACCATACATGAAAGGCACACAACATAATGGCTAAAGAAATTGAAGTAGATATCACATCTGAAAAGATGCCACTAGAGCTTAAAACTAAGCTAGAATCACTTTCCACATTTGCTAGACGATATGCTGAATATAGAGCAAAAGGTCTTAAACAACCTGACAGTGCTGAGAAGGCTGGCTCAAAGGCTGTTGGTAGAGGCAACTTAGGGAGAGTTGGTTGGAATACAGAACAACTAGATGGTGTCAAGGAATACATCCTTTGGTTAGAACATAAACGAGCTAGGGCCGCAGTTATTGATGATTTAGAAATTGTAGACAAGCTAAGAGAAGTTTATGACCATGCTTTAGAAGCTGGTAAGTTAGCAGATGCTAACAAAGCTTTAGAACATCTAGGCAACATGATTGGAGCTTTCGCTTACAAGTCTGCCCCTAAAGAAGAACAAGAAAAAGGTACTAGAGGAAAGATTAAGAATAATAACAACACTGATGCTTTCACTCAGGACTTACATGAAGAGGAACTTGGAGATAGGGCTGTTAAACTGGCTAAGATGTTAGAGAATGCTAAGAAGGTTAATAAATAAGAATCGCCCATAAGGTTATTAATAAAGTATTATTAATAGTATCCCTTACACCCTTCGGCCATTCTAGCATATTTTTTTAAGGAACAACAAATACATGATTAATGAACACCTCACGCTAGAGGAAATAACCCAAATGGAGAACGAAGTACTCGATCTAATGATTGATGAGGCTCGTGACCATTTTTACACCTTTGTACGCCTAATGGCCCCAGTGGTACTTCCAGACGAGTTTGTAGACGGAAGACACATTGAATTAATTTGTCACGAACTCCAAGAAGTAGAAGAAAGTGTGAAAAACAAATCTAAAGCGCCCAAGAGGCTCCAACTGTTTCTTCCCCCCGGCTCTATGAAATCTAAACTTGCTTCAAATTTATTTCCTGCATGGTGTTTCGGAAGAAATCCAAATTGGTGCTTTCTTGCCATTGGTTCCGATTTCGACTTTGCAGTTGATAATTTTGGGCGGCCAACGAAGGATTTACTAGATAGTGAACAATACCGAGCCGTTTTTCCTAACACAGTTCTGAAAAAGGACGTTCAGGCAGCAGGTCGTTGGGATACTACTAAGAAAGGGCGGTTTGTTGCAAGAGGAGCTGGGCAAAACATTGCTGGTCGTCGAGCACATATTAGCATCGTTGATGACGCCCTTACAGAACAAACAACAGATTTAGGACGTAAAGAAATAAATGCATGGTACAGAAAAGGGCTTCGCACAAGGCTTTTGCCTCGCGGGGCGGAAATTATTATTAATACTCGGTGGCACATAGAAGACCTAAGTGGGTTCATGTCCAAGATTGACGGGGTAGCCTCAGATAAGAACCCTAAGACCAAAAGACCGTGGAAAGTGGTATCACTACCAGCTATATTAGATGAAGAGGCTTCTAACTACCTGAGAGAAGGATTACCAGACGACGAGGACAGATTTGCTATAGGTACATCGTTTTGGCCTGAATTTTGGCCCACAGAGCTCTTAGAAGAGAAAAGAGATGGTATGGAGCCTCAAGAATGGCTGGCTTTGTACATGCAAACGCCAGTTGCCACAGAAGGTGGGATTATTAAACGACAACATTTCAAGATATGGGAAGAACCTGATCCACCTAAATGTAAATACGTTGTAGTGTCGATGGATACGGCTTTCTCCACAAAAGAGAGCGCAGATTACTCAGCGTATAGTGTTTGGGGTGTTTTTACCAATTTTTACAAGGATTTTGAGGGAAACAACCTTCAACAAGAAGCTTTGATACTTTTATCAGCAGGTAGGGGGAGATGGGACTTTGCAGGACTGTGTTCAAAAGCCCAAGAGCTAGATGGTAAATATGATCCTGATTTTTTCATTATTGAGGATAAAGGGTCGGGTCAATCGCTTATTCCAGAAATGCGTAAACGTTCGTTACCAATTATTGCTTACATGCCTGAAAAAGATAAACTATTTAGACTACAAGCTTGCACCCCCTATTTCCAAGCTGGACGAATTTATGTCCCAGAGGGAAAAGAATGGGTAGAAGAACTTATATCTGAGGTTATATCCTTTCCAAAAGCCCCTAACGATGACTACGTAGATACAACGTCACAGGCGATCTTATGGATGCGAGACAACTTTATGATCGACAACGATGGGTATAGTAATTGGGTAGACGACGAAGATGAGAATTGGGCGAACCGTAGAAAAACATATTGGTCAGGTTTGACAGCAAGCGGTTGACACAATATGAAAAATAGTGTATAATAAACAACTGTGAACAAGATTATAAGCTGAAAGGGGAACTATACACATGGCTAGAAAAAGAAAATCTAAAACAAAAATCGGCCCAAAGACCGTTGAAGAATTTGTTGATGGGCAAAATACCGAGGTAGGGGAAGACGTGGAACTGACTCTCCAAGAGGATGGTTCTGTAGAAGTAGAGCTGGGTATAGGTCAAGAAAAGGATTCACCATATGTTTATTCTGCTGACGACCACTATAGTAATTTGGTTACCGAAATTGATTCAAACGTTCTTGACGAACTCAGTTTACAAATACTCGATACTGTTGAACAAGATGAAAACGACCGTAGTGAGTGGCTAAGGACGATTGAATTTGGTTTAGACCTTCTAGGTGTTAAAGTAGAAGAGAAACATGTACCATTTCAAGGCGCTTGTAGTGCTCAACACCCACTATTGATGGAATCAGCCGTTAAGTTCCAAGCAAAAGCTTCAAATGAGTTATTACCGTCTAAAGGCCCAGTTAAGACCACAGTTCTTGGTGATTTGACCACAGAACGTGAAGAACAAGCACTTCGAGTACAAAAACACCTTAATTACCAAATAACAGAAGAAATGACCGAGTTCTTTGTAGACTCTGAGCGTTTATTGTTGTATATTGCGTTAGTTGGGTCTGGTTTCAAGAAAACGTATTATGACGGGCATTTGGAACGCGGTGTGAGTGAATTTGTACCTGCGGATCAGCTTATTGTGCCTAATTCGGCAAGTGATCTATTTAGAGCACCAAGATATACACATATCCTTTACAAAACAGATTACGAGTTAGAAGCAGACTGCGCGGCAGGGCTGTATAAGAAACCTGATGATTTAGGAGAGCCCACAGCCCCTAAACTGACAGATGTTACTCGTAAAACAAATGAACTCATGGGAGTAGAGATAGGCGTTAGTGAAAACAGTAATGTTTACACATTGTACGAACAACATGTCGAATGCCATATTGAGGGATTAGACGAAAGAGATGAAGATTACAAATTGTCTTCTCCGTATGTCATCACAATTGAAGACAGTAGTAAAAAAAGTATTGGTGTGCGTAGAAATTGGAAAAGAGATGATGAAAAAAGAATTAAAAAGGTTCAGTTTACTCACTATAGTTTTGTACCCGGTTTTGGTTTTTATAGTTTTGGTTATCTCCATTTGCTTGGTAATTTGCAACTTAGTCTTACTAGTTCCCTTCGTTCTCTTGTGGATGCTGGTCAATTTGCTAATTTACAAGGCGGATTTAAACTAAAAGGTGTACGAATAATAGATGATGGCGATCCTATTATGCCCGGACAGTTTAAAGACATTGAGACGATGACACAAGACATTCACAAGGCTATAATGCCCTTACCATTTAAAGAGCCTTCACAGGTTCTTTACCAAATGCTTGAATTCCTTGATGCGAAAGGCCAAAAGTTTGCAGACAGTACAGAACAAGTAATTGCAGATTCAACAAATTATGGGCCAGTTGGCACAACAATGGCATTGCTAGACGCTTCTACGAAGTTCTTTTCAGCAGTTCACAAACGGCTTCACAATTCTCTTAAACAGGAATTGAAGATACTTGCGTCTATAAATGCTGAGACACTACCTGACGAAATAGAATATAATCTTGAAAATGAGACTATGAAAATCTCTAGGGCAGATTATGACGAACGGGTGGACGTTGTACCAGTTAGCGATCCGAATATAAGTTCCAACTCACATCGGATGGCTAAGGCCCAAACCCTATTACAAGTAGCTCAGACAAATCCTGAAGATCATGATATGAGAGAGGTGTTAAGACACTTTTACATCAACATGGACTACGCTAATGTTGACAAGATTTTGCCCCCTAAAGATACGGCTCAACAGTTAGACCCAATAACGGATATTCAGTTTGCGCAACAAGGTAAACCTATCCAAGCGTTTGAGGGGCAAGACCATAAGGCACACATAGCTTTGAAGCAAGCATTTATGCAAGACCCGTTAAGTGGGGCTAATCCTATGATGCAAAAAGTAGCCATAGTTTTACAAGCTAATATACAAGAACACATGCTCCTTAATTTTATGGAACAGTCTAAAGCACAGGCAGGAAGCACTGGGGCTCCTATTGAGGAAGCTGCTTCTCAAGTTGCACAGATGAACCAACAACAAATACAGCAAGAACAAGAAAACGCTCAAATGAACCCTAAAGATAAGGCTTCCATGATTATTGCGGAGGCAGAACTGCTTGACACTCAGATACAAGATCGTAAACAGAAGTTTGATGAAGTACACAAAACGGCTGATCTTGAGCTGAAGAAAGAAAAAGTTGACTTAGACCTCTTGAAAGAACTTCGTCGTATGGATGAGTTTGACAAAAAACTACTTCATGATATGCAGAAACTAGTTCAAACCAAGGGTCTAGATGCTATGATACAAGGATTGTCTGAACAAGTGGCTAAAAATCAAGAAGAAGACAATAAAACAAAATCTGCACCGAAAAGTCTTGACAATTAAGAATAACTGTGGTAATATATAGTTATGGAAAAAACATTAGAACAAAGTTTGTTTGAAGAAGTGCGTAAAAAACTTATTGAACGAAGAGTACAACAAGAAGAATATATTTGTGGCGGAATTTTAAACCGTGACGTTTATGCTCAGCACGTTGGGTACATTGGAGCCATACGTCAAGTAGAGGCTGATTTTGAAGAACTTCACAAGGTGTTCTTCCCAGATTCCCAACGTTAAAAAGAAAAAGGAAAGATTATAAATGCAACAATATGCACAAGGCGGCTATCAAGCGCCTTCTAAACTTGATAAGAACGGTTGGATTACCCCTCCTGAAATTGAAGACCCTGACAATTTACCTGAACCCTTGGGTTGGACATTACTTGTTCGCCCTTACCCAGTTATCCAAAATGCTAAAAAATCTACACTGATTTTACCCGATGAAGATATTGATTATATGAACTATGTTTCGAACGTAGGGCGTGTAGTTGCAATTGGGCCGTGTTGTTGGACTAGACCTGAACATAGAGATGCTGACGGGACTCAAAGACCGTGGGTGGAAGTGGGGGACTTTGTTAGTTACCCTAAAAACACAGGTGCAAGACGTAAATTTAAAGGAGTGTCCTATGTTTTGTTAGTTGATGACGAAATTGTAGAAAGAATGGTCGATCCTCAAGTATTTGATGACGATATGTATACTTTGGATATTCCAGAAGGCCATTTAAAGAAATATAACACAATTCACAAAAAGGAGAATAAAAATGTCTAACAAAGACGAACCAAGAGTAACTGATGGGTATGTGGCAATAAAAACTAATGCTGTTACCCCCGAACCCCTCGTAATTGAGGTGGAAGAAGTTGATATAGAGAATATTACTACTGGCGAACAGAAAGAAGTTGAAGTTAACATTGAAACTGGTGAGATTATTGAACCAGAAGAGAAAGGCGACCCTAAAGAAGAAGCGAATACGGAAGAAAAAAAGGCAGTTTCTAAAAAGAAGGTTGCAAAGAAAGAAGACAAAAGACCTTCTCGTGCTAAAAAGAGAATTAAACAACTTCATACTGAAAAGTCTGACTTACAGCAACAGTTGGAGAAAGAGCGTCAAGAAAAAGCATCTTTACAAGCTCAATTACAATATAGTACAAAAGACTCTAAAGAATCTATGAAGATTGTTCTGGAGACAAATTTAAACAACTTGTCTAAAGGGATGAAAGAGGCGATGGAGAATGGTGATTCAGAAGAGGCAGTTCGTCTTAATGATGAGATGATGACTGCTAAGATGCAGCTCGCAGGTATTTCTGCGGAACTCCAAACCATTGAAAATACACCAGAAATACAAAAACCAAAGAATGTAGAACAACAGGTTGAGTATCCAGACAAAGCTTACGACTGGATAGAAGGACACCCTACATTTAAAACAGACGAACTATTCTACGCAGCAGCTTCTATTGTAAGTCAACAACTTATAAATGAAGGCTTTAATATGGAAGATGACGACTATTATGAGGAATTAAATGGCCGATTGGCTCCAAGATTTCCAGAAGTGTTTGGTATAGATGATAAAAATGATGTAAACTATACAGAAGATAACACTAATGCGTCCGATGAAGATGAGGACGGTAATGAAAACACTTCGCAAGATGATACAAGTTCAAATACACGACAAAAAGTAGAACAAACAGTTTCAGGAGCGTCGCGAACTCCGCCTCATACAAAAGGTAAAAAAGGTCGCGGAAACAATAGTGTTGTTCTTTCCCCTCAAGATGTTAAACAAGCAGAAAGATGGGGGCTAAGTCTTGAACAGGTCGCACGTAGAGTAGCTCACAATGAAAAAAATAGACGAGACGATGGGTACACACCTATTCAAATCGGCAAGAAATCATAAGAGGAGCTAAAACCTATGACAAAAAAATCTAAAAAAATTAGTACAACAAAAGAAGTAGTCGCTGAGGAAACTCAGACTTTTGAAAGTGAAGACTATACTCATGAACGTCCAAAAAGACGTAAAGTGTACCAAAGACCTGCTGAATCGGAGATTCCGAAAGAGGTTGAAGAACACTTTGCAAAGGACAATTATGAATTGCGTTTGATACGTTGGGCAGTTAAGGGGCAGGAAGATTACCGATACCTTAATCGTCGTAGCTTAGAAGGTTATGAGTTTGTAAAACCAGATGAGTTACCTGAAAGTTACAGACGTTCATTACGTATAAGAGATACACAAGTTACAAAAGGTCTGGTGACTAATGGTGGCGATCTGTGTCTGATGAAAATTGATAGTGATTTGAGAAGGAGTCGTGAAGAATTTTATGCTGATCGTGCTCAAGAACAACAAGATGCTGTCGATATCAATGTTTTGGGTAAAAGGGGCGTACTACAAAATGTAGGCTCAAAATCCAAAGTAATGTTAAGAGAGCCTTCGTTTGGCGATTAAACACTGGTTATCAGAAGTTGTCACGAACAAGGATTAAAGTCAACAAAGTAAAGTAGAACATGATTTTTCACAAAATATTATAAAAGGAGAAAACAAACATGGCTACAGGTACACTAAAAGGACTCACCCCTTCTCGTAAGGTAGGTAGTGCCCCGGATAATAAAGGTCTTAGCACACACGCTATTGCCTCTACTTACGGCACTTCTATTGGTTTGGGTGATCCAGTACAACTAACTACTGACGGTACTCTTATTCGGGCAACCAATGACTCTGCTGACGCTATTGGCGTATTTGCAGGTGTTAAATACACGGATTCCGAAGGAACACCTCAGTTTAAAAAAATGTGGACAGCATCTACTGTCGCAACAGTTATTGAAGCTCTAGTAACGGATGATCCGTTTGCTACCTTCACGGCTAAAGCAGAAGGTCCAATTCCACTGGTTCAAAAGGGCGATATTTTCGCTTTGAATTTAACAACTCCAGACACAAATACTGGTCGCTCTACAATGACAGTGAAAACAAATACTGAAATTATTGGTGATGTTGATCTTAACGGTGAGACTGACATTGGCGCTAACATTGCTGGTGTGGCTGATTCGGATTCGTTTTCGATTGAAACATCTGATCCAGACAATGCTCCAGTAACAGTTGTTATTGAAAATGGGGATGGTTTAGCAGAACTTTTGGTCAAGCTAAATGCTGTAACAGGTATTTCGGCTTCTGAACAAGCAACTACGGGTTTCCTTATAATTGAGGCGACTGACGGTTATGACATTACTATTGCAGAGGTGGTTAATACACCATATGCTGCTCTATTTGCTGGCGCTGCTGGCACATTTAGTGAAGTTGTGGCTGCGTCTGCTGGTTTGGTAAAAGTTATTAACGTAAAAGATACAACCGATTACGCTCTTGAGGTGGTTTTAGTTGACCACGATCTAAGAGACGATGGTTAGTAGAGTATAGAAAAGGATAAATAAAACATGTCTACAAATAGAAATAGTATTCCTAAATCTCTAGTACCCGGCGTTCACGAATTCGTTGGTATGAGTTACGGGGATACCCCAGAGGAGCACATGCCTCTTTTTGAAACGTACAATTCTATTCGAGCTTTCGAAGAAGAAGTGTACATGTCAGGAATGGGTGGAGCTAACGTCAAAGGCGAAGGAGCTGCTGTTGAGTTCGATGATATTCAAGAGACTTACACATCTCGCTATAACATGGAAACCGTTGCAATTGGTTTTTCTGTTACTAAAGAAGCGTTTGATGATGACCTTTACGATAACATTGCACGAGCAAAAGCAATGGAATTAGGACGGGCAATGGCCGATACCAAACAGGTAAAAGCTGCTGCAATTTTCAACAACGGTTTTAATGCCGCAGAGGCAGGTGGTGACGGTTCTGCATTATTCGCAGCCGATCACTCTACAATTTCTGGTACAGATTTCTCTAACACAGTCGCAACCGACTTGTCTGAGAGTTCACTAGAAGATGCGTGTATTGCTATTAGTAAATTTACTAATGATCGTGGTATTCTGATTTCAGCAAGACCACAGAGCCTACACATTCCATCTGATCTGTCATTTATTGCAAGCAAGGTTCTCGAATCTAGTTTGTCAACAGGTCAAGGTATTTATGGAGTAGATGCTACGGTAACTGGTAAAACAGTAAACGATGCAAATATTGTCGGTGGTAAATTCCCCGGTGGTGTTTACATTAATCATCGCTTCACTGATCTGGATGCTTGGTTTATTAAAACAAGTGTTCCTAACGGTACGAAAATGTTCGTTCGTGAAGGGCTGTCTGGTAGCGAAGATGTTGATTTTGTAACAGATAATTTACTATTTAAGTTCCGTGAGCGTTATGCTTTTGGTTGGACTGACCCTCGTGGTTGGTACGGTTCTAGCGGCTCTTAAAAGTTTTAGTAATTAACATTATTGAGAACACTATTAGAAAGCCCTTAGTATTGATTGCTTAGGGCTTTCTGTTTTCTCAGTACGTGTGGTATAATAGTAAGAAAAAGGAGAAGAATTATGACTAGTATTAAAAGACATGCTGTTTTATACGATGCCTCTATTGCAGGAACAGGTTCTTGGATACGTTTAGATTCTAGGTATGAAGTAGACCCTACACGGGTATTAAGAGTTGTTCTTACTGCTGGTGATACTTTTACTTTACAAGGTACAACTAAAGATGTCAGGGGAAGTACTCCTGCTATCGTCACTGCTGGTTTACAATCGGATGAAATATCAGATATCAAAATTTATACTGAAACAGAAGATGACATTCTTGCAGGGAACTGGACTTATATTAGAGCAGTAAAAACTGGTGCTAATGGTGCTGGTAGAGTAGATGGTTTTGTATAAAAAATGACTATTACTAGAACAGTATACCCTGTAATTAGTGAACCTTTTATTAAAAAGAGTTTGTACACCTTACAAGGTGGTTTTTTAAATATTAGAAAATTTACTGTTGGAGGCTTTTCTAAGGGGTTTACCTTTGGTTTTGATATTATAGGCCCAACACACAAAGGTTTTACAAAAGGTTTTACCGCTGGTTTTGCGATATTGGAAATAAGAAAAGCGTTTACTACGGGCTTTAGTTCTGGTTTCGCTACAGAGAATAGATAAAAAGGAATAAAATTATGACACAAAGAACTAAAACAGCTTTAGGAACACAAGTAAGTACTCTTTTAGCTGACAATACTTCAGGAGATATTAGTGAGTCTGACGTTCGTTCAGTTTTTACAGATTATTCAGATTCATTAGTAGGTGGCCCTACTTCAGCTACGGATAATGTAGTCCCTAGGTTTGATTCAACAACTGGGCAATTAATACAAGAATCTGGGTTAGTTATAGATGACAGTGACAATTTAACAGGTGTTGTTGGGATTACTGCTACAGGCAATATTTCGACTTCAACTTATGTTTTAAGTAGTGTAGGTAGTGCTCTTACGGCTGTTGGAACAACTAGAGCAGATGCTTTAGCTTTAGTAGATGATGTTAACGACGTTACTGCTGCTGCTTCTGGCACAGGGGTTATTTTACCCGCTGCTGTTGTTGGTATGGAAATAACAATTTTTAACAATGGAGCCAATTTAATACAAGTTTATGGCGCAGGTTCAGACACAATTGATGGTGTTGCGGCTACAACAGGTGTTGCTTTGACAAATGCCTTACGATCTAAATATGTTTGTACTGGAGCTGCTGCTTGGGTAAGTGCTCAATTAGGAGTAGTTTCGGCTTAAATAAAAGGA